GCTTCTACCAAATATAGTCTTTCGCAGTGTCCATAGGTGTTGGTGCCAGTGCCAGTCCAATTGGCAAAGTCACTGGTGCTGTCACTGGTGGCGCTGATTATGGTCAGCCACTTGTTTCTATAGGTGGCAAAAGTTGCAGGAGTGATCTGTATTATTTGGAAGGAACCGGTCCATACCTGATAGCTCATGGCGTTGACACCCGAAGCGTAATTCCAATCTCCAGTTATTCTTGGACCTGTGTTTACACCATTAAACTCATGGTAGTCGTTGAATCCGCCTTGATAATCACCCATACTCCAACTGGTACTCAACCAGTTGGTGCCCAGTTTAAAAGTACAGGCCATCACTGCTTTTTTATAGTTGTTGGTCACACCAGTCATGTCTATGGTTGCACTGCTGTCCACAAAACTCTGTCTCACAACACCAAAAGTGGGCCTGTTGGTCATGTTGGTAAAATCAGCGTAGTATCTAGGATACACGCTGTTGCTGGCCGCAGTAGTGAAGGTTATGGTGTCCTTCATGCCGGGGGGTATGGTGCCCCAACCGGCCAGTTGTGCGTGTCTAGCCAACCCCAACATTATACAAACTCCGGACTGATGGTGATCAAATACAATGTGCCCGCAGTGCTGACTGTGGCTGTGGTGGCAATCATGGTAACTGCATTGGCTGTGGCTCCCACAGTGTTGACGCCACCCGCATACTTGATGGTGCTGTTGGCAGTGGGCATGGTGATCTCGTAGGGAGTGGCACCTTGCTGAATTATTAATGTCACTGTGTCTGCTTGACTATCATTGTTCACGCTGTCGCTGAGAGTAGGTGCAAAATTGGCAAAGTTAACTGTGGTAATGGCTTCAGTGGGAACCAAATTCTGAATTTGTGCAGTATTTTTGTCCACTGTCAGTGTGCCACTGCTGCTGGTGATGTTGGCGCGATATTCTGTGTATCTACGCAAACTGCCCAAGCGAACCTGAGCCACATCATCTTCATTGTATAAGAAATAATACTGATCTGATCGGCGAATTCCATTGTTTATACTAACACCAGCATAGCTGGTATTGTTGGGCATGTGATAGCCATAGAAAGCCGGTGTGGTAAAATTAGCACTGCTCCAAATGCTATAATTGGTCATTCTATCAATGAATTGATTGTTGGCTGTGCCTTCCAAGTTGCTTAGGTAACCAAAAGCATTGCCAACAAAACTGCCAATCTGCGGACTAATGCTGGTAGTAACGCCAGTGGCCACTCTGATATTGGCGTTGCCCAAACTGGCAAATGTGCCGGTGCCGCCACCAACATTCATATTGTTGTTTAACGCCACAGCTCTACCAGCATTGATCACCGTTTGAGTAGTATTGCCACCGATGCGAGGAGTGTTTATGATACCAGCAATTGAGGTGCCCCCGTTGGTCATATTGGCAGTCACATTAACGAATGTCTGCACAGCTAAACCACTAGTTCTACGACCGTTATCCGTCTTAGTGTAAGATTTGTTAATCAACACAAATGCACCGTCTACGGCCTGATTGTTGTTGAAACTGGGACTGGTCACATTGCCATTGAATCCATCGCCAATGATAAACTGACCGGTGGCGTTTTGACTGCTGCTTTGCACTGTGGTATCAAATGCGTTGGTTTGCAGTATGCGGTTGTAGTTCTTGTTGAACACCAAATTGCCTAGGGTGATGTTGCCATCAGCTGGGTTGTAGATCAAGTTGGCACTGCCGTCAAACACACCAGCATTGTTGTATTGAATGAATGTGCTGCTGCCGCCTGGAGTGGCATTGCCGCCCGCGCTGGGTGTAATCCATTCTGTGTTGTAGTCAGTGCTGTTGATCTTGGCCAATACTTGACCAGCAGTGCCGCCTGCGGCCACACCTGCACCCACATTGCCAGTCGCACCTGTGTTGCCCTGAATGCCTTGACTGCCAGTAGCGCCAGTGTTGCCCTGTGGGCCAGTAGCACCCACATTACCTGTAGCACCCACATTGCCTTGAATGCCCTGTTCGCCCTGAGCACCCACATTGCCCTGTGCTCCAGTTGCACCAGTATTTCCCTGAATGCCTTGTGGCCCTTGAGCACCTCGAACATTGCCCACACTGATTGTGGCAGCATTGGAATAGGTCAATATCAAAGTATCAGTGCTCAATTGTGCATCAACGAAACCAATACCAGTAGCGCCTGTGGCTCCTGTGTTGCCAGTTGGGCCCACATTGCCTTGAATGCCCTGTGCCCCGGTATTGCCTTTGGCCCTTGAGGTCCGGTTGCACCAACATTGCCTTGTGCTCCGGTATTACCAGTCAGCCCAACATTGCCTTGAATACCCTGTGCGCCAGTGGCGCCCACATTGCCCTGTGGCCCTGTGTTGCCTGTGGCACCTGTGTTTCCCTGTGGTCCTTGGGCTCCGCGAACATTACCCACGCTGATTGTGGCAGCATTTGAGTAAGTCAACACCAAAATATCTGTGCTTAATTGTGCATCAACGAAACCAATACCAGTTTGTCCCACATTGCCTTGGATGCCTTGTGCGCCAGTTGCACCTGTGTTGCCCTGAATACCTTGAATGCCCTGTTCGCCCTGCACACCTTGTGGACCAATATTGCCCTGAATGCCTTGACTGCCAGTAGCGCCCACATTGCCCTGCGGTCCCACATTGCCCTGAATGCCTTGACTGCCAGTGGCTCCAGTAGCACCCACATTGCCTTGAATGCCTTGAATGCCTTGGCTGCCCTGCGGCCCCACATTGCCCTGAATGCCTTGACTGCCCTGTGGACCTGTGTTGCCCTGAATGCCCTGCGGTCCTCGGATCGGTCCTGCATTGTCCCATTCTGCGCCATCCCAAACATAGCCATCGCCTGTGGCAGTAACCACATATAAATCACCTATGGTGGCACCACCGGGCAAATCACCTACTGTGGCCACTGCGCCTTTGAGTGTTACACTGGTACCTGATGCCCCTGTGGCGCCTGTGGCACCCACATTGCCCTGAATACCTTGGATACCTTGGATGCCTTGTGATCCGGTATTGCCCTGAATACCCTGTGCGCCTGTGGCACCAGTAGCTCCAGTATTGCCCTGAATACCTTGACTGCCTGTGGCACCCACATTGCCCTGTGCTCCAGGTGGTCCAGTTGGTCCCTGAATACCCTGAATGCCTTGAATGCCCTGCACGCCTTGGCTGCCTGTGGCTCCGGTGTTGCCCTGAATGCCCTGTTCGCCTCGAACATAGCCTGCGTCGATTACGGCTGCATTGCTCAAAGTCAGTATCAAATTACCAGTCGCTGCTGTGGCAGTTGAGATGTTGACACCATCTAATTCGATTGCATTGTAGCTAATCGTAATTGGTGTGCTGGTAGTGCTGATGTTTACGCTGGTGCCGCCTTGGCTGACATTAACATCATTAGCTGTTTCGTATATATTAACTGTATAGGACATTTTATGCTCCTATAGTAAGAGCAGTAAAATTGGCATTGGCTGTGGGATCACCGACGGTCACATCTGGCTCCCACGATTGTATCAGTGCCCAGCGATGTGTGTTAATTTGCGTTGGAGTGCCGGCATCAGCCCAAGTCAAAGCAAAGACTGTGATTGGCACATTGGCTCTGGCGTCGGGTATAATCGGACCGGTATACATGTTTGCGGGCAGTGTGACCAATACATTTCCAGTGGTGGTGTTGGTGACATTGGGTGCAAGATTGCCGGTAATTTCTGCTTTGGGAAAAGAACCAATAACTCGACTGTCTGAAAAGTTTGGTTTGCCTGTGCTGCGATTAAACGCAACTTGGTCTACTACGATTGTTTGGTAATCTGCAGAGAAAGTCCATCCTGCAATGTTGGTTCCAAAGTTGTATAGTAAGGTTTGTTGACTGCTGGGAAAGATCTGTTCTGCTTTGATCTGATCTGGTCCACCGATGTACTGTTGAAAGTCGAGAATTCCGGCCATGTGATATCACTCCTATAGGGGCTGTGCTCAGTGCTGAGGCCCTGGGCATAAGTTTATTTATGGCCTGGATTTTTGATTAACTTGTGCGCATGCTGCCGTAGTTCTCTACTATTTTCCAAACAGTTGCATCCACTCCACCGGGGTTTGTTATTTTAGTGTAGGTAGATGGACTGCTGCTAAATTTATCACTCACAATCAGTGTGTCGTTGTCTCCCACAAAAACCAATCGCTTGGTGCCATTTGGATACACTGCCACAGTAGCCCATCTCAATGATTCGCTGGTCAATGTGGCAATACCTGTTTCTTGAAACCATACTGGCCCAGTGACTCCACTGGTGTTTGCTAGGTAATACACTTTGCCATTATCACCTAGAATCAAGTGAGCGCTGTAGGCGCCGCCGTTGACTTCACCTACCCAATTCAAGTTGTCTGTCACAGTCCAAGGATTGGAATATGTAAATGCAGTGCCACTGCCTGTGCCCCATCCATTGTACTGCATCCAACCGTTAAAATATCCGCCCAGCCTAAAAGCAGTGCCATCTGTCACATGCTCGCTGAAAAAACCAGTAGTCTGCGAATATCCTATATATTGATATAAAATTACGCCATTGTTGCCCACAGCAATTGCAGTTACTCGAAAACTAATTCCTTCTCTTAAATTTACAGGTGTCAGCGGCTGAAAATAGGTATGGGTGGTGCTTAGAGTATTGAAAGCCGAACTTGGCTTGGACACATGATTGATGTTATAGCCTAGTTTGACTGACCAAAAATTGAACACAGTATTTTGTACATTGCTGTTGTCGTAGACTTGTAAAGCTGATCCATCTGCATTTTTTGTGGCTTCATATAGATAGCCTGGTGCAGGATAGTAATAATATTGGAAAAGTGCATTGTAGTTTGTAATAGTAGAATCTAATACAATATCTGTAGCTGTGGTCAACAGTTGAGTAGAGCTGCCGGGGCTCAAATAGTTGTCTCCGCTGTCCACTCCAGTATAACCGCCCTTAACAATGTTGTTGCCAATGTTGATAGTTTGATAGAACAAAGAACTATTCCAACCTGCAGTAGTGCTGGTTTGGTGCCACGCATTGGCAAAATAATATGCTGCACCGTTGTCACCAAACAAACACATGCCTGCTTGGAATGTGGTGTTGGCTGAGATTGGAGAAGTATGATTAAACCATGATGCCACATTGAATTTATTGGTTCCGAATGATACATCGTATATCAATCTGGGTGATTGACTGACTGTGCTGTTGGCCACAGTGGTGTTCAATTGATCCACCACAATGAACCTACCATTGTTGGAACCCACAGTGTTACCGGAAAATAGAGCAACTTGTGGAACACTGCCGGATGGGAAACTGGTCAGTCGCACTGAATCACCACTGCCAAAATTATTGATGCCCGAATCGTTATACACATTGGATTCGATATTGGCAAAGTATATTCTGTCTATGCCACTGCTGTTGGTGGCCACAAATACAGTATCTGGTTTTATGGCAGTTAAATTTGGAGGTGTAAAATTGTATGGAGGCCATACTTCTACCCAATCGCCACTGTAGTACACACTGACATTGCCCACATTGCTGAAACTACTGGTGGCATTACTGTAACTGCCGATGATAGTGGGACTGACCCAATTGCCACTTTGATAAACCAATAAATCTCTATCTGCCATTTAAGACCTTAAACTTTAAACCAAACATCACCATTGTTAAAACTGCCAGTGGGCTCAGTGCTGCTGACATAGCGAGCTGCACCTTGCCATAAACTACTACCGCCAGTGCCAGTGCTGCTGATAGTGACCACACCTGTGCTGCTGCTGATGGAAATATTGGATCCAGCCACAATACTACTTACACCCGCTTGACTTGACGCCAATGCATTGCCCCAACTGGATCCAGTAGTGGTGTTGCCTTGAAATAATCCGTTGAGCAGAGCCAGCAGTGCGCTGACACCTAGAGTGCTTAATATATTGGTGCCGCTGCCATTCAACACTTCAGTGTTGTCGTTCAATGCATCTGGCACTTGCACAGGCGTGTAACTTGTGGTGGCCACATTGCTGAACAGGCCTGCAGTTTGGCTGTTGATGCCTCGAGTTTTGACATAAAAGGTATTGGCCAATGTGCCAGCGAATTCAAAGTCCACTTGCGAACCAAAGGTGAACACATTGCCCACTGATGGAGACACTGTGCCCAATAAATTATAAACTCGGTTCTCATCCAATGCAGCCACAGTATCGCTGTACCAAAACTCCATACCACTCACTGTGCCAGTAGGAGCAGTGGACTCAACGGCTATGCGAGGTCTGCTGCTGACTTCGAATTTGTTTACTGTGGGTGTGCCCGGAGCACCGATTGCACCGAATGTGGTGATGCCTGTGCTGTCCGATCTCTCATACCGAAACAGGTCTGCTGTGCTGTAGATGTCGCTGTCGTATTCGCTGGCTGTGATGTTTAGGGTAATGCTGCCATCATCATTGTCGTTTTCGCCGATAGTCACAATCCTAAAAGTGCGATTGGTATAACCATATACACTATTGGTGATGTCTATGACATCTCCGGCTTTGAGATTGAGATAACTGTAGTCTGTGTCGAATGATACCACAGTGTCCAATCTATTCTGCTTGAGTTCGATAAACGCCAAGTATTCGGCCTGAACCGGATCATTGATACAATCAAATTGAATGTTCAATTCGTTGTCTGGTTCATTGGGATTGCGATCTGCATCTGGTATGGTCAAAGTCACATAATCAAGATTGTCTTTTAAATCAATGTGCGGGAATTCCAATTTGACACTGTTGTACAGTTCTGTCAAGCCAGTGCTGCCCACAGTGATTGGGCCAATGATATTGCTGTCATCGAACTGAGCCACACTGTTGGTGGGCTCGTTGATGATCACACTCCATCGTGCGTCATGTATATCGTAGCTCAAGAAACAACCAGCTGCACTGGCCAATGTTTCTAGGTTTTGCAGCACTGTTTTATCAGTGCTGATGACACCATTTATTTGGTATAGGTAATCTAATACTGAGCTCATTATAGTGGGTTATCCTTAAAGCTGATAATAACTCCGTTGGCAACACTTGGTGTGTTGTTGGCGTTGAGATAGGCAACATTGCTGTATGTGGCGCCCTCTGTGATTGAACTGCCGATTAATGTGGTGCCATTCAATTGCGGTACTGCCTGAGTTGTAAAGGGATAAAACGGATTGGTGGTATAAGGTCCTATTCCCCAATCCCACCAAGTTCTAGTACCGCTGCCGTCCGGTTGCGCAATTTGAATATTTCCGTATCGAGCACTCCACATGAACGGGAAACTGCCCGCAGTGGTGCCGCCACCACCAATACCCGCACGCCATTTATTTGCAACATCAGTGCTGATGACACTGGTGCCATAATCATTTTTAGTATAGATTGTATTGTACAGCCGGCCACTGCTGTCTGCTTTGGCCATTAATATTTGGTAATTGTTATAAGGTATTGATATATTGCTGATCTGACCGCCAACGGCATTGCCCACAGTGCCACCCACATATAGATTGCAATTCAAATAACGAACTTGAAACTCCGATGGAGTAAATGTAAAACTGCTGCCTGCATTGGCATAGAAGGTGTAGGTGGTTTGCTCTGGTATAGGTGCTATGTTGGTCACAATATCTAGACCAAACTGCACAGACATCTGTGTGACATTGCTGCGAGTCTGCACATAATCCAACAGACCTGATCCACGAAAATCTCTAGTAGGATAATAAGTTACGGTGGGCAGCCAAGCATTGACTTCAGCCTTGTTGCCAGTAAAGGTAGCACTGCCCACATATGAGTTGGCACTTTGACGGAATTGGCCTGGGCCACCACTGATGGTAACACTGTAGGTAGGACTGCCATTGACCGACTCGATGATCTGCGGAGCAGTGTTGGTAAACAACAGGCCGGGCGTGTTGCGAAACATGCTGCGGCTCACCGCCAAATTACCAGTTTCCACATTGGTGCCTGCACACACCATCAATTTGGTTCTTCTCGCCACTTCGCTGGCCTGTGTGGTGCCCAAGAAGCTCAAGTTGAAGTTCTGATCGTAATCCACATAGGGAGTAATAACCAAATTGCCCAAGTGGCTGTTCAAGTTGGCTCTTGTGCCAGTGAGTGTGACCTGCTGCGTATTTGCAGCCAATGTTTTGCTAATTGTGCCAGTGCCAGTGGTGTTGTAATTGCTGGTAGCATTGGCTCCGGTGTCTGTGGTGGCAGTGATAACCATGGTATAGGTGCCGGTGCCTGCATTATGACTGTCGATGAATGTGGGCACATTGGCCAATGTCACATTGGTATCTTCGAAGAAGCCCTGCTGCCTTGTGGTTCGACTCAACACAATACTGCTGTTGACTTCGAAGTATTGGTACACTGTGGTCAATAGATTGCTGACAGGATTGTTTAATCGATATTGTGCAGTGTAGTCACTGTCCACAGTGCTGGCAGTGGTGTATCTGATGTTGGCTAGATGACTGTTGACCTGTGACAAATTGCCACTGATAGTTAAAATATTGCTGCTGTAACTGCTGTTGCCGCCAATATTGGAGTTGCTGGTGCTGCTGAAAGTGCCGGGCAAGGTAAACACATTGCCATATCCATTCAGTGTCAGCACATAATTGTCGCTGGCTTGGGCATTGGTATCTACTACCAAAGGATATCCAGCTATGGTCACAGTGGCACCTTTGTTATAAACAAAGTCAGCTGGTTCGGATATCTCCGGAGTATCTACGATTGTGGCTGTGGTCACCCAGCTGACCGAATTGGCATTGGCATTGCCAAACTGCAATTGGCTGGTATAGGTAAATGTGTGCGGCGCATAATCTCGACTAAAAGACAAGTATGGTTGTTTTATTTGATTCCATTGTCTTGTGCTGAAAATAGGTCCTACTTTGGAACTGTAAGCACTGCTGTTTACAAAATTAACATTGGCAGGCAGTGGTGGCCAATTGACAACAATGTTGGCCACACTGGGAGTGGTTATGGTATAGTAAACCCCTGTGGTTTGATTTACAATTGCAGTTATATCTGTGCCAAGGTACACTGTGGAGTTGCTGCCCTCGAGGATACTGACATTGCCATTTACTGGAGTTGCATTGGTCAAGATCAGACCTGCGGCTCTGCCATCATTGAAACTAATGCTGGTATTGGCAAGATTGTTTAATTCTTCTAGACTGTTCATTGTGCGTAAATCTCCAAATAGTCGATACCGGCACCATATCTTGTATTGGTCATATAATCATATAAACAATCTCCTGGCTGAGTCATGCTGTTGGTCATATGAAAAGTCACCGTTGGTAGTTTGGTAATACCTTTTTCTTTATTGTAATTGACTTCTACAATAGCAAATATCAAATCCACCATCGTGTGATTGACTGTCCAAAGTGGCATAATATCGTAGGCTGCTGATAAATTAACATTGCTGTAGCCGTCCGGCACCACCGGACTGTCGCTGTCGCCTGCATAGCAATACACTTTGATTAAGTTGGCTGCGCTGTAGTCTATGTTGCCATCGCGATCCACAGTGTGGGCCACAGTGATGCCATCATCCGAAAACACACAGCGTTGGTCATCCAAATAGATATCTTCGAATGTGAATGTGCTGGGCACCCCCTCACCTAAATCTATGCTGCCTGTTTGCTCGCATATGGTACTGACATAATGCATTCGAGTGTTGCTGTTGCTGATCTGTGCATCTGTGATGATGCCGCCTAGGTATGCACTGCCATAGACCACAGGTATCTTGTGATTGGCATCTGGATTTACTTGTAGTCTTACACCGCGATCAATTTCCGGCGTCTTGGCCACAGTGCTGTTGCTGGCTGTGTTTTCTTTGGTAGTGTTGTCGCTTAACTTGTTGGCCAATATGCCCAGCAGGGCAGTTCTTGCAAGACTGCGGCCGATGCCACCACCAAAAATCAAATCTTTGCCAAAGCCAATAATATCATCTATAAAACTTGCCATTGAACTTCCTTACTGTATAACTGCGCCAAAATTGAAATTACTATTGGCCAAACTAATAACTCTATCCATACTCAAATCACTGGGATACAATTCTTTCTGGTCGATAGGATTGGTTCTACGGCCTGAGACTTTGTTGCTCAATATCTCTGTGGTACTGCTGCAAGTGAATGCAATTCGATTGCTGGCCGATCCTGAAGGATTATCGTAGTCTTCTTCCAGCGCATAGTTATTTACTAAACCTTGAAAACGGCCAGTTACATCGATGGCTGCTTTGGTTTCTGGGTTGATCAATGCACGCCATACTTGAATCTTGCTGCCTTTGAATCGACTGTTGACCACTTCAGCAATACTGGTATTGGGTATGCCGCTGATGGTGACTGTGATGCCTTGACTGCTGTTGCGTAGTTCGCTCACACTGGCTGTGACTCCTAGCAGTTGTCCCAGCGGGCTGTAAGTCACACTGTCCACAGTGATCGGTAAGTTATAGTTGCTGAATGTCAAATTTGCTGTGGTAGGTGAAGCATTGGATGTGGCTTTGTAGTATTGGCATTCGATCTTACACAGCAGTGCAGTTTCTATAGCTGGGTATGCGGTTAAGTCTAGGTCTGTGCTGGGCAGCGAGGTGGTAAAGACTAAACTCATACCATGGCCTCATAAAATACAAATGAACCGTCCCATGATACCTGATCTCTGGCAAATATATTCCATTTGGGCAATTGACTGCAAATCACTGTCCAAGATACATTTGGTCCGCAGATCAAAGTTTTGCTACCAGTAGTATCCAGCACTGCACGATGCAAGATTACTGCGTTGCTGTTAAAAGCCACATCAGACACCACTGAATACACTCGGCCGGTAGTGCCCAGCTGTATAAAATCACCTGCACGAAACTTGTAGCCGCTGCTTGTTGTGGGACTGGTGGTCAAGGTCAAATTTGCGGATCCTTGTGTGGCGTTGGCCACAAAACCTGTGGAGTTCACGCTGTTGCCTTGATATTTGTTTAACCAACTTGTGTATCCTGTATTTGATAATTGCACAACACCTTCGGTATAACGGTCTGCATAATCGATTGCTTCGATATATGGACGCAGTTCCGACCATGCTATGCCATCTGGCAGTTTGACATCGAATCGCCATACTTGTCCCCCACGACTGACTGTGCGGATTGTGTTGTCTCTGGCTATGGTCTGAGCTGTGACACTGCGACGATCTATGCCAATGCTTTCTGCTCGATCAAATACCACTTGGAATGCTGTTGTTGTCATATATTACCTTCTTGTTCCTGGTAGGCTCTTACGGCCCTGTTCTGTGACTGCGTAAAG